ACCTTGTCGCTGTTCTGGAGTCAGAAACACCTGCACAGGTTGATTGCCTGTCACTCGCCGGATCAATGGAATACCAGGCTGTCCCGGTTGGAACATCAACGGATCGGTGTGCAGGAACCAGGCGTGCTTGCCACTGATCTCTGCTTGGATGTCGGCGATCATGTCACGCATGTCTTGAATGCGAACACTAGCATTCGCCTGATTTCCCTGGAATTCGGTCGCCGTATCAGCCTCGGAATTGATGCCCATCAACTGGTCCGGATTGCCGGCCATGTAGTTGAACCATCCGCGAAGTTCCTGGACCATTCGCTCGTTGTCTGGGTTCTGTCCACCGAAAGAAGCGACATTGACGCCCTTCGGATCGGGGCAGGCAATCGCTTCCCCGTCCATAGCCGTGCGGATCGCATCGGCCACGTCCGCAAGCTGCGGAGCGTACAGGAGGATGTCCTTCTGCCGCTCGGACTGTCCCATGAACTTCTTGAAAATCTCGTTGGCCATGACGTTCAAGTCACGCCACATGCCGACCGGGGCAATCGGGAATGGATTGCCAGGCACCGGCTGCGTCAGAGAACCGATGGTGTACGGCCCATCCGGGGGTCCGTAGTATTCCTGCACATGCAAGAAGTCGTCCATCGTCATCTGATAGGGGTCTGGGATGTACACCACAGCCCCGGCATCCGGGACATAGACCTCCACGACATAGACATACTCTTGGATGTCATACATCGTGGAAGACTCTTTGGAGTCCTGCGTGATCGACTGAACCCATCCGGACTCGTGTGGATGCGTGTTCGCAGCCGGAATGCGCTTGACTACTGCCTTGTCCCATCCGTATTCCAGCAGGGTCTCTCGCGGCACGCGGATTCGATGCCCAAGAAACGCCGCCTTGTCGAACGCCGTCGCGGTCGGATCGAATGTGAAATCGTCCAGACTCACGAGGTCCGTGTACACCTGTCCTGGGTCCACGTCTTCATCGTCGCCCACAGGGATCAACATGCCGGAAGCGGCAACCGAAGTCTTACCGATCATCAGTCCGAAGCACATGTCCACGACCCCGGCTCGCAAGGTCCGCCGCAGCTTCAGTTGCTTCTGCAACTTGTCTACGGCCAGACCGAGCAACTCGGCATAGTCCTTGTGGGAAAGGAATTGGGTCGTGACTTTGTTGACGCCTTCCTTCTGGATCAGTGCCGGGACCAGGGCGTGAATCGCCATGAAGACCAGATTGATCGGCATTTCGCCGGTCAATCCCTGCTCGGCCTGGAAGTAGTGTCCCACATAATCCTTGATGAACATGGCTCGGGCTTTGCGGTAGCGTTTCATCCTCTCGAAACCTTCTTTCACGGCTTCGCCGAGCGTCTGTGCATTCAGTTCTACGCTCATAAATTTCCCCACTGATCCGCCATTGCTTCAGCAATGCCCGGAAACGTGCGTGATCGTTCTTTCCAACGATCAGGCCCCGGCGGCATTCTATGAATCTTAGGTTCCCGGCCCTCAACAACATTGGTCGGAACAAGTAACGGAAGCCCTTTCAACCACAAACACGTTGCCTTCGTCTCGCCATGCCCGAACTGCCACGGCTGAATAATCTGATCCGGCGGGCGAATCGCAGTGCTGATCTTGCCAACCGGGTTCTCCAAGGCAATCTTTGGTATGGAGGAGTTGAGCAGAAACTTGACGAACTCCAACGCCTCCCGCTGTAATTCAATCTTCTCCGGCCACCATCTTGCTCCGGAAGCCGCTAAATGAGTGCAGGGTGGATGGCAAATCATCAGATCGAAGCCATCATTGATGATGTCTCGCACGTCCCCCAAGTAGTGCGGCCCTGGACGCTCCGTGGGGAGCAGATCACAGGACACCGCGTCATGCCCTCTGGCCCGGAAAGCGTCTCGCACGATTCCAGAGAACTCACACGCAATTATGATCCGCATTATCGGAAATCAAATCTCCTACGCCAGCCCTTGTTTTTCAGCTTGCTCTTCTTCCACTGCTCATAACGATAGCCCCAGGAACGATGCGGTGCGGAGGGGGACGCTTTCTTCGGCTCGTTGACCTCGCTGTCGTCCGCCGTCAGAGCATCGGCGATCACTACGTCACCGTGGAGGAGCATCTCGGCTTGGTTCTTATCCTGCAATTCCGCAGGTCCGACGCCTCCACCAGGGTAGAAGATGTAGTATTTCGCTTGTTCCAGGCCACGTTTGTCGTGATTGATGATCTTGCCCGTGAGCAAGGCCCGCTCATAGGCCCGCAGCAGAAGTTGCTTGCTCTCCCGGCTGGAATGCCAGCCGTACTTGTCCGTCTTCTTCTCGGCTACCGTGCCGACCTGCTCATTGCGATAATAGAAGGGGTACTTGAACTCCTTCACGAGCAGTTTGCCGAGATCGAGTCCCGGCCCATTCTTTTCCCACTTCAGGAACGGGAGTCGTTGTGGGTTGGCCCCGCCACACCACAGGGCCAACGCAACGATCACCCGTGCAAAATCATGCGGGGGAGTGTTTCGGCATCGCCATTTTGCAACAATCTCCCCCGTCTGTTTGCAGCGGATACTGACCACTGACTCCGAGGCTCCTCGCCCGGTGCTGGTGTCGATTCCAAACATGTATGTCTTCGACTGATCGAGGCGACCGTCGATGAGTTCGACCCACGTTTCCAGCTTCCCTTGGCCTGCCGGTCTCAGCGAATAGAACCGAATATCCCTTCGCTTGAGGATGTCGGCAATGTCGTCATTGGGAGTCCGCTCTTTCAAACAAATGTTGAACCGCCCCTTCGGATCACGCCCGAATAGAGTGGAGTGCTTCTCAATCTCTCCCAGATCAAAGAATGTGTCACCGGCCTCAAGGTCTTCGGCATACACTTCCTGTGCGATTTCCTTCGTTGTGCGTCTCTGCTTCTGACGCTCCAACCAAGGGGAACTGATCTGGTATCTGCCGGTAATCGGGTCCTTGAGAACAAAGCGTCCCGCCCCTTTCTCTGGATGATCCCAGAACATGAGGGAAACCACCTTGATCTGTCCTGAATTCAGCCACCGACTGTATTCCGTACCCGCCCCTGCTGGAGTTGAATTCACAATCCGGCACGGGGACACGTCCGCCGTCGCCGTTCTGATTTCCTCGCCGTTCTCCACCTTCGCGAACTCGTCCAGCAGTAGTATCTGGCAGCGGTCGCCAGACATGGCGTGCTTGGTCGTGGACTCGCCTGCGATGGTCGAGCCATTCAGTTCATTGAAGATGCGTAGTTTCGTCCGATTCTTCGTGCCCCGTTCCGTGACGCCGGGCGGTCGCATCCATTCCGGAAGCCAGGTATTGATGTAGTCATGTTTCCAGAACAGGCTCTTGCTCGTCGGCCCGTCCACGTAGTCCTCGGTTCGTGACATCTCGCGAATCTGGGTCTCGGGACGGAACAGCCACTTGTGGTGGATGAAGAACGTGCATTCCCACGATGCCCCCATGTCACGACTCTTGCGGACGCCGATGTCCTCGCCGCCGAAGAAGGCGTCCTCGAACGCCTGCCACGCAACCTCCTGGCACTCCCAGGTAATCATCGGCTGATGCGTGATCTTGGCTGGTCGAGATTTGCCCGTCTCCGGATCGGTCTCGAACTGCCAGTACGTCCAGCCGAAGACGTTCACCCAGTACAGGCCGCTGATCGCACACGCGGCAAGAATGTCTGCCTGAAGCACCGGGTCTCGTTCTGCGTTTCGCAACAGTGTCTCCCGGTACTTCAGGTTTTCATCCTTTCGCATCGGGACCTTCAGGCCCGTCTTCTGGCAGGTCCAAAATCGGCGATTCGTTGGGAACGGCTCTGGCAGGTTCGGGTGCTCCGCGTAGCCCTTGCCGATCACTCGTCGCCCCCTTCCGCCATCACGTTCAATCGTCTCTTGTTGATCTCACTCACCTTGTCCGCCGCCGTTGGCTTCGTGACATCGGCAGCATCCGAATTCACACCAGCCTTGCCTTCCACTCTTTCCAGGAGGATTTTCACACAGTCGAGATTGATGTCCCCTTCCACGATCTCCACTTTGCCGGTCTCGGGGTCTTCCCGCATGAAGCGACCAAGGGCCTTGTCCCATAGTTTGCGGGCCAGATACTCGCCTTTGCTGACGATAACCGGCTTGCAAGTGACCGGATCAACGACCGTCTCGGTCTGCTCGCTCGCGATCCCCCGCAGGTATTCACTCAAGACCCGACCCGCTCGGGACTTCTTTCCGAGCTCCATCAGGTCCTTGTTCTCTTTCTCAGGACGTTTTGCCATCCTATAGCACCCTTATCTTCTGGATCACCCCCATCGGATAGGCAGTGATGTCCGACTTTCCATCTTCCAAACACATGTTGTGCGCCAGTTTCAACACCTTGTCGTCACACGAGAGGACTATCCCGACGCTCTGCGACTTGGCGGGTCCGAATGTCTCCTGCTCCTCGGCGTCGAGCCACCCACTGTCACTGTAGATGTCCAACCAATCGATCGCGACGATCTGTCCTTTGGCGGGATACTTCTTCTTCCTCATGGACCCAACTCCTCACAGGAATCGCACTTTGTGCGGCACGGGACAACATCCCCCTACCACGAGGTTGCGGCTCATGCGAGCGGGATAAGATACGCCTTACCGTTGTTGGCGGTGGTTGCGTAGTGGAGGGTAGTCTCCCCGAGGGG